AAGATAGATAATATCGGGCCACGCATTGTTAAAGAATCTAGGAATAGTCCTAGAAAGATTGATGCTGGTGTGGCGTTTGTTATCGCCTATGATAGAGCAACAAGTAAACTAGAAACGATGGCGTTGCCAGAGTTCTTTTCGTTCTAAGGATAATTTTGTTACCTACGATTTTACAGGCTTCAGGTATAGCGTTGATTGCTGTTGGAGCTGCATTAGTTTTTGTTCCTGCAGGTATTGTTCTTGCTGGTGTTGGTGTTTTGTTGTTTGGTTTGGCGTGGGAAAAGAGTGGTAAATAATGCTCGGTAATTTGTCTGGTGAGTCTAGGGCTATCAGTTTTCAGTCGTTGTGGGGTGCAGGTGATCTGACTTCGTATGAAACACAATCTTCAGCGTTTGTTGACTACAACACTTCGTTTACTGTAAACGCTGTTTGGGCTTGTGTGTCTTTGATTAGCGATACTGTTTCGGCGTTGCCTGTTGATACTTATGTTCGCAGAGATGGTATTGCTTACCCTTACCGCCCGAAGCCTGCTTGGGTTTCTAAGCCTGATATGGCGATTCCTAGTGTGGCGTTTTGGCAGCAAACAATGATTAGTTTGCTTGTTGATGGTAATGCGTTTGTGCGTTTGTTTAGAGATAGTCGTGGCGAGATTGTAAACATGGTTATTTTGAATCCTTTGAGTGTTCAGGTTTCTCGTAATGCGTTGGGGCAAAAGTTTTATACCACTACAACTGAAGGCAACAAGGTTTTGTCTAGTGATGATGTGTTGCACATTTCAGGATCTATTTTGATGCCAGGTGAGTTTAGGGGTAAATCTCCTATAGACACTCTTAGAGAAAACATAGGTTTAGCGATTAGCCTTGAGAGTTTTGCAGCTCGTTTCTTCGGGCAGGGAACTTTAACGCAGGGTGTAATTGAATATCCTGGTGCGTTGACCGCTGAACAGGCAGAGAACCTTGCTAAGAGCTTTGACCGTCAACACAAGGGTTTCCGTAAAGCCCATAAGACAGGTATTCTTTCTGGCGGTGCAGTGTTCAAGCCAACTACTATTGCTAACGATCAGGCACAGATGTTGGATTCTCGTAGGCTTGCTGTTGAAGATGTTGCTCGTGCGTATCGTGTTCCTACAGACATGATTGGTTTGAACAATGGTGGGCAAAGTTACAATTCTATTGAGCAGAAGCAGATTGCCTTTGTAACTCACACGCTTCGCCCTTGGCTCGCAAAACTTGAAGATGCCTTTAGTCAGTTGCTACCTGATTCAGCGTTTCTAGCGTTTAGCACTGATGACTTGTTGCGTGGAGATTACGCTACCCGCATTGAAGGTTATAGCAAGTTGTTGCAGAACGGTGTTCTTAGCACTAATGAAGTTAGACGTAAAGAGAATATGCGACCTATTGACGGTGGCGATGTTGTGCGTGTTCCATTAACTAACGTAGATATTTCAGCTGCTTCACTAAATGAAGATGAAACTAAGGTTGATATGGCACAGAAACTTATTGCTCTCGGCTTTGTTCCTGAAGATGTTTTGACTGTTCTTGGTTTGCCTAAGATTGGTCATACTGGTTTGCCTACAGTTCAGTTGCAGAACCCTACGACTGTTCCTGATGGCAGTTATGAAACAGGTGCTTAATGAGTATTAGTCAAACTGCTTACACTGTTGGAACTGCTTTAGTTCAGATTGTTGCACCAGATATTCAACCTGTTCGGGCTACTTTACATAATCTTGAGAAAACTGAAAACCGCCTAATTTATATTGGTGGTTCAGATTTGGTTGCAGGTCAGTCTGTTGAGTTGGATGCACGAGTGTTTTTGCAGATAACCCTTGACCCAGGCGATGCACTTTACGCTAGAACTGCTACAGGCGATTGGGGACTTGGCGTGATGATACAGAAGCAGGATTAACGATGCCTTATTTTATTGAGCAAGTTCCTACAGGTTGGAATACAGTCAAGGATGATGGTGAAGTTTTGGGTAAGCATAAAACTAAGGCACAGGCTATAGCACAGATGGTTGCAGTTAGTTTGGCTGAAGGTATTGCTGTTGGTGGTGAGAGAGCAGTTGACCCTAATGAGAGTTTTGCCCCGCCTGCGGGTGTTGCGGTAGCTGCTAAACGTGCGTTGGAATGGATCGCTGAAGGTTTGGCGGGTGATGGTTTTACTGATGTTGGTAGGGCTAGAGCTGTTCAACTTGCTTCAGGTGCAGATGTTTCGGGTGAAACAGTAAACAGGATGATAAGTTTTTTTGCTCGCCAAGAAGATTCTGTTAAAGGTGCTACAGGTTTCAACTCTGGCGAAGAAGGTTTCCCTACTGCGGGTCGTGTTGCGTGGGATGCTTGGGGTGGCGATGCAGGTCAGTCTTGGGTGAATGGTTTGTCTGATGATACTAGGGATGTTGCTGTTGATGCAGGTAAACTTGATGTTAGACAAATGGAAGGTTATGTTTTGAGTGAATTACAGGATAAGGCTTACAAGCTGAAGGGCGATGCGTTAGAAACTATTGCAAAGCTCGCTGAAACTGTTTATGAGTTGTGTGAGATTGTGGACTCTATGGGTGAGCCTGTAGATGTTGTTGATGAAGTTGAGCCTATGGAAGATATGCCTGAACTTGTGGATTTGTCTAGCAAGGTTATGGAAGAAGATTCTGTGCGTTTCGTTGATCCGTTAAAGGTTGTTGAATTGCATGAGCGGGGTGAGCGTGTTCAGTCTGGTATTGAAAGACGTGAAGCGTTGCATGATTTGGAAGTTCGTGCTGAAGGTAATGGCATGACCCTGCGTGGTTATGCAGCTGTATTTAATTCCCCTTCACAGCCGTTGCCGTTTATTGAAACTATTGAGCGTGGGGCTTTCGCTGATTCTCTAAAATCTCGTAATGATGTAAAACTTTTGTGGAATCACGATACAAGCACTGTTCTAGGTAGCACTCGTGCAGGCACTTTGCGTTTGATTGAAGATGAGCGTGGGTTGCTTGTTGAAGCTGATTTGCCAGACACACAGGCAGGTAGAGATGCAGCTACTCTTATTCAGCGTGGCGATGTAACAGCCTTCTCTTTCGGATTTAGGATTCCTGCGGGTGGAGATGAATGGGCTTCTCCTAGTGAGCGTTTGCTGAAGCGTGTAAACGTTCATGAAGTTAGCGTTGGTGTGGCTTTCCCCGCTTATACCGCTACGGATGGAACTGCTAACGTTAGATCTATGAATGAGCTGTCTGAAAAGATTATCCGTCTAGCTGAATTGCGTGGTGTTTCTGCCGATGAGTTGACTGATGCTTTACTTGCTCTTGAAGCAGGCGATGAACTTACTGAACGTCAGGGTGAGTTGCTAACTGATACTTTGGGCAAGGTTTTGAAGAAAGACCCTGAAGTTTCTAACGCAAATGATGTTCTTGATCTAAAGAAGAAGCAGCTTGATTTGCTGATGCAGCGTGTATAGTAGTTAGGTAAGCAGTTTTCTCGTTCTCTGTTTGCCTTTAAAAAAGAAGCTAATTTCTTTCCCCCTGATTTGTCCCAGGGGGTTTTCTTTTTAAGCGTGTATCTTTTGTGCTATTAGACTTTATTTGTTAGGTGCGTTTATCCCCTAGCGTGTTGAGCGTGTATCGCCACAAAACAAAATCCTATTTATTTATGTTCTTGAAAGGAACAAACCATGAGCGAATTTATCGCAAAACAGGTTGAAGCAAAAGCAAAGGCTTGGCATGAAGCCAAGGCACTTTTGGATTCAGCTGAAGGTCGTGCTTTAACTGGTGAAGAAGAAGCAACCTACCAAGAGATGACTAACGTCATCAACAGAGCAAATGAAGTTATTGAGATGGAGCAGCGTGAAGCTAAGGTTGCAGAAGCAATGCAGTCAGCAACAGTTGACTTCGCTGGTGCAAGTGCTTTGAATGGCGATGCAGAGATCCTTCGTAAGATGGCTGCAGGCGAAATTCGTGGACACGAGTTCAGAGCAATCACAGGTTCATCAACAGGTGCTCCAGTGCCAACATCTTTCTACGAAGAAATCGTTAAGGTTGCACGTCTAGTAAACCCATTGCTTGAGTATGCAACTGTAATCAACACCGCTGGTGGAGAGAACCTACAGATTCCTTCACAGGCAACTTTCTCAACCGCAACAATCGTTGGTCAGGGTGTTTCTATCGGAACTTCAGAGCCTACTTTCAATGCGTTCACAACTCTTGGTGCATACAAGTTCTCTGCACTAGCACAGCTATCTCGTGAACTTATTGCAGATTCTGGTGTGAACATCGTTGCATTCCTTGCTGAACAGTTTGGTAATGCTTTCGGTTATGCGATTGCAGACAAGATTGTTAACGGAACTGGAACTGTAGAAAACACAGGTTTCCTTGCTGTTGCAGGAACTGGTGTAACTGGTTCAACTGGTGTATCAGGTGCTTTCACTGCAGATAACGTTATTGACCTTATCTACAGCCTTGATGGTTCACTTCGCAACCGCCCTTCATTCGCAATGCTTGCAAACAGCACTTCAATTGCAGCTCTGCGTAAGCTAAAGGACACTGCAGGTAACTATGTGTTCCAGGTTGGCGATTCAAAGGATCGTAGAGACCTAGTTCTAGGCGTTCCTGTTATTGAAACCCCTGCTATGCCTTCTGCAGGCACTGGTGTTAACTCTCTTGCTGTTGGAGATCTAAAGTCTCTATACATTAGAAACGCTGGTGGCCTACAGATTGACCGCTCTGACGACTATGCCTTCGGAAACGACTTGGCTACTTGGAGAGCAACTTGGAGATTGGACTCTGCTCTAGTGCAGAAGTCAAACATCAAGAAGTTCAAGGGTGGAGCAAGCTAAGGCTTCTTTACTCTCTTAGATTTCACCCCCCTTTTTTGGTGCGTAGGCCAGAATTGGGGGGTGTTTTCTATTATGCTTAGGGCATGACTAAATCAACTATTTCTTGGTATTCCAATTCACTCAATCAGCCAACAGGTTATGGCACTCAATCTCAACAGGTCATTAAACGGCTTGTGAAGGATGGGCATAAGGTTGCGATGCTTTCTAACTATGGTGGGGAAGGTGTGAATAGTTTGATTGAAACAGGTTCAGGTCTTATTCCACATTATTCTCGTGGCATGACCCAGTATTCTACGGATGTTATGCCGTTGCATCACGCCCATTGGAAGTCTGAAAATGGTGGTTTGCCTGCGTTTATGATCACTCTTTATGACGTGTGGGTTCTGCTAGACAATCCTGCTTTAGATAGCATCCCGATTGCTTCATGGGTTCCTATAGATCATCAGCCTGCACCTGAAAAGGTTTTGACTTGGTTGCGGAAACCTAATGTTACGCCTATTGCGATGAGTAAGTTTGGTAAGGCGATGATTGAAAACGCAGGGCTTGAGAGTGAATACATCCCACACGCTATAGACACAAATCTTTTCAAACCTACGGAGTTTCTTCCTGAAGGTAAGTCTGGTAGAGAGTTTGTTGGTGGTAAAGATAAGTTTGTTGTTGGCATGAACTTTGCTAATAAGGCTGGCGGGTTTATTCATCGTAAGGCTGTTGCAGAAAACTTTTTGGCGTTCGCTATTTTTGCTAGTAAGCATGATGACGTTGTGTTGTATTTGCATACTGAACCTTATGGCAAGCAGTCTGGGTTTGTGTTGCCTAACATTTTGCAGGCTTGTGGTGTTCCACCTGAAAAGGTTGTGATGGTCGATCCCATAGCTTTACAGTACGGAATTAGCCAAGCGACTTTAGCTGCTATCTATTCGGCTTGGGATGTGGGCTTGTTCTGCAACTATGGTGAAGGGTTTGGAATTCCACAGCTTGAGGCACAAAGTTGCGGGATTCCCATAGTAACTTCTAACTTTGCAGCTAGTGCAGAACTTGCAGGGCCTGATTCGTTCTTAGTCAATGGGCAACCGTTCTGGGATGCAGGGCAACACACTTGGTTTAATATTCCGCTTGTGTCTGGGGTGGTGGATGCGTTGGAGCAGGCGTATCAGCGTGGAAGAAAAGAGTTCCCAGATACTATTGCGTTTGCTAAAGAGTATGATGCGGACAAGGTTTATAAAGAGTCTTGGCGACCACTAATAAAGAAGTTATCTAGCAAGTGATACCTGTTTTAGGGTTTCTGACTTACTCTAGGTTTGACTTAGCAGATCGCTTATTGCAGTCAATAGATTATCCTGTTGAGCATCTTGTGATTGTAGATAATTCGGGTAAGCGTGAGTATCAGCCTGTAAAGCCTGACCTTGTAAAGAACCTGTGGTTTATACAGCTTCCACATGGTTTAGGTTATTCGGGGGGATTAAACCTAATAGTCAAAAGCACTCCCTTTGCTCCGTATTGGTTGCTGGTCAATGATGATAC